GAATCACAAAAGGGCCCACACGCTTTGGAGTTGGGCCAGCAGCTGTACCAGATGAAGAAGGATGGCAAGATAGCCGACGACTTCCAGATGTGGAATGAGGCGGCCAAGCTATCCAACGGTGACAAGAAGGCAGCTGGTCCTGGCGCGAAGGTTGGTGAGCACTACTCGTCCAAGAACGCAATTCGCAACGTAGCCATGCGACTTGAGTTCGATGAGACCGGTGACGTCAAGTGGGAGACCACCGCTGAGAAGACATCTGAGGAGATTGGCCAGACTGTTGGCCAGATGAAGAAGACACTGGCATCGCACGACCATGTGCCTGTCGTCAAAGCCAGTGCGTCGCAACACGTTAACCCGCCACAGCAAGGCTACTTCCCAGACCAGTTCAATTCGTCTGCCGTGGCGGGTAGCTACACCAACCCGCATATGTTCAAGCAAGGTGACACGAACGCGCTTCGCTCGTATGGTTACAAGTACACGGACCACAACTTGCCTTGGGCGCCAAGCCAAAAGAACGCGTGGATTAACTTCAGTGGATCTGGTTATCAGAACGTCAACACATTCTTCCGCACGGGAGATGTTGGTATGTATGGTAACTTGGAGGACGCAAAGAAGCGTGCCAAGGGCATCGTTGATTCCTTCAAGAGTGACAACGTGAAGCCGCTTGACGACTGGACCCTAGTCACTCGTGGAACGAACGGTGGCTGGGAGGTTGGTATCGGTTCCGACTCAGTCAGTTTCGATCAGTTGCAGGGAATGGTCGGCAAGGTCGTGCGGAACAAGTGCCCGGTGAGTTCTAGCCTGCGCACCCGGCCTGCGTTCTCGGGCGCTCACCGCATCACCTACAAATTGCCACCGGGGTTCAGAGGTCTTGGCATATATGGGAAGTCATCACATCCTAGCGAGGATGAGATGATTCTCCCGCCCGGTATGGCGTACCGCATCTTGGAAGTCAAGAAAAGCAACGATGCAGGCTTCCAGAATGAAATCCTCGTAGAAGTCGTTGACGTGAAGCTACCGGAGATAACATGAGCACATTCCAGCCAATCAGATTCAGTTGGCTCTCAGCATCATTCGACAACTTTGTTCAGGATGACCCAGAGCTACCGCACGCCTACGATTACCAGGACTACCCAAGCGAGCAAACCGGCGAAGGCAACTGGGTTGATCTGTACTTGACGGAGGACGATTCCAATCCTGTTGGCCGGCTGTGGCTTAACCCAGACACCGAGAACATCGGCATCGAACCGCTCAAGGGTGGCAACACCGACTACCTCACGAAGATCGCACTGGAGTTGCGAGAGTTCAACTACAACGGTGTGTCTGCGCTCCAGGCGTATGATTTCATCAGGCGCCAGTACTACGCGGGCGTGGCTGAGACCGGAGAGCTGGCCGACGCAAAGATACAAACCATGAATCCCGACGAGGCAAACGTATGACGATGCTCCTGACCCACTGGGATGTCTTCAGGCATCCCAAAGTGGCATGGACACCGCATGAGTCTCAATGCGAAGTGCTCGAAAGCCATGCACGACACAAAGTCTGGTGCGCTGGCCGACGCACAGGCAAGTCGGAGTTTGGCGGGCATGTGTTGCTCCCACCGGCTATCTCGTCGCGCAACCTTGCTGATGAATGGAAGCGCAAGGGTAAGCGCCGTGAGTACTGGATCGTTGGCGACGAGTACGTCACCGCTGACAAAGAGTTTCGTGTCATCTGGAATCTCATTAAGTATCTTGGGATTCCGATGGACAAAGGCAGTCACCACTCCATTGACGGTAAAGACCAGTCGGTCATATCGCTTTGGGGCGGCCAGTTCCTGATCATCACGCAGTCCGCCAAGTACCCTGACAACCTCGTTGGTGAGGCTTTGTTCGGCGTCATCATGGTTGAGGCCGCGAAGACAAAGCCGAGCATCTGGATGAAGCATGTACGTCCAATGCTTAACGACAACGAGGGCTGGAGCATTCACACATCCACGCCTGAAGGCAAGAACCACTTCTATGACAAGTTTGAGATGGGCCAGAGTCCTGACCATCCTGACTGGGAGTCGTGGCGGATGCCAGCATGGCGGAATCCCTACGTGTACACCGCAACTGGACGCTACAACGCTAAGAACGGAACCAACCATCCTATCCCGTTGGAAGAGATCACGGTTGACGATCACGTCAAGTTCTTGCTCCAGGAGATGGAGGCAATGCCGCAGGCATCACCGTATCGCATTGCAGAGACACATGATTTGGTGATTGACTCTGAAATCCTTGCGGACGCAAGCGAATTGACCATTGAGCTATTTAAGCAAGAGGTAGCGGCCGACTTCACTGAGTTCGTAGGTCAGGTGTTCAAGGACTACGATGAGGAGTATCATGTTGGAACGCTCGAATTCAATCCAGATTGGGAAACTTATGCTGGAGTTGACTATGGCTTCACCAATCCTAATGTTTGGCTTCTCATCCAAGTTGGTCCGTGGGGTGAGATCAATGTTCTCGCAGAGGTCTACCAACCCAACCTCACAGCTGAGCAATTCGCCGACGAGATCATCCGCAGACGCACAAGGGAGGGTGTGCCTTTCAACCCGCCCCAACTCAGGAGCTTCTATCCTGATCCTGCAGACCCGATGTCCAGTAAGACACTCTCTGACCGTCTTAAGGTCACAGCAAGAGGTGGAACCGGGGGAGAGCTAAACATCCGCATCAATCTCATCAGACAGGCGTTGCGCAAAGGCCGATTGGATTATGCAGCAACAGGTTTGAATGAGGCCAACGCGGATAAGTGGCGACCGCAACTCATGATCGACAGGAGTTGCACCAACCTCCGAAGTGACATGCTGGCGTACCGTTACCCTGAGCGTAAAGAGGACGCAGAGACATCTAGGGACCGCTTTGAACTGCCGCTTAAGCGCGATGACCATGGGCCTGAGGCATTGGGCCGGTTCATGGTTGGTCGCTTTGGGCCAGGCATGCTTACCCCGAGTGGGGGCACCCGTATTCGTAGAGCAAACGTGGGACGACACGCAAGCACCAGTCGGAGAAACCGAGCAGCAGTGGCTCAGAAACCGTTGAGCGCCATGAGGCCTACCAAGAATGGTTATCCTGAGTGGAAGGATGAGGAGTTCAGGAGGGATTACCGATGAGCAATCTGATTGTAGGTTGGGTCAAGGATGCACTTGTTGAGGTCATCCAAGATGAGCGTGTCACATCGTGGGTTGATGCTCGCGTGAAAGTTGCTGTAGACCAAGCGATGTCGGACGGCGAGAACGCGCTCAACCAGAAGGCCGATGAGCTCAAGGCCGCGTTGCTTCAGAAGGTTGACGACTTTGAGGGCAAGGCCATCGGCGAGATAGAAGCACTGCCGGGCAAGATAATCGGCGAGGGCTTCGACAGCGTGTTCCATGTCGTATCTGAGGTGACTGGTACCGGCGAGGAGATTGCTGGCAAGGTCAAGGACCAAGTACAGCCGCTATTCGGTACGCTCACTGGTGCGCTGGGCAAGCTTCCAATCCCTGGCATTGGCGGGATACTGGGCGATTTGTTTGGGGGACAACAGTAAATGCCCATCGATCCCAGGCAGTATGACTCTGCGCTATCCCAAATCAAGGATGGCGACATCACCTTCAGCCGACTGGTCGGCAACCTCACCAACAACGATGATCGCGTGCGCGTCAAGGCGTATGAGTTGTGGGAGGACTTCTATGCCAACCGGCCCGAGCACATCAAGGTCGTGCTGCGTGGCGAGGATGACGACAGCATAGAGATTTACATCCCCAGTGCCAAGAAGTGCATTGAGGCTGTAAACCGTTTCCTCGCAATTGATTTCGACTACCAGATTGACCCTGAGGCGAATGAGACTGACGCCCAGGCAGTTGACGACATGCTCCAGCTGTACTTCAAGAAGCAGGACGTTGTCAAGAAGTTCAACCAGATGAAGCGGTTCATGCTCATCAAAGGTGATGCGCTGCTTCACATTCGGGCGCTTCCCTGGGAGCGACCAGGCTACAAGGTCTGCATCGATGAGCTCAAACCTGAGCACTACTTCCCCATTGAGGACTTCGTAAGCGGCGCCACAGTCGGCTGCCACATCGTGGATGTAATTCGCAACCCCAAGAACAGCGTTCCCACTCGTCAAATCAGCGACGAGTATATTGTGCGGCGCCAGACATACCGGCGCGTGATGCAAGAAGACAAGGACGGCAACACAACTCCCACAGGGCGCATCTCGTCGGAGCTTTCGCTGTGGCGGGTAGGCAAGTGGGATGACCGCAACGCGATCAATGTGCTGGAGAAGATTGAGCAGATTCAAGAGCCGTTTGAGCTTGACGCACGAATCACGAATCTGCCTGTCTACCATTGGGCTAACAATGCCCCGCCCGGTAGCACCTTCGGCATGTCGGAGATGGCTGGCGTTGAATCGCTGCTGAACGCCATCAATCAGTCTGCTACAGATGAGGATTTGACACTCATTACGCAGGGTCTAGGCGTGTATTGGACCGACGCCTCACCACCTGTTGACGAAAATGGTAACGAGGTTGAGTGGGAGATTGGTCCTGGCGCTGTAGTCCAGGTGGGTACCGGCGCGAACTTTGGTCGCGTGTCTGGTGTTTCGTCTGTAGCACCCTTCCACGATCACATTAAGCTGTTGGACGAGAACGTCCAGCAGGCTATGGGCGTGCCGGATGTTGCTATCGGCATGGTTGACGTCCAAACGGTTGAGTCCGGCATCGCTCTCCAGCTGAAATTCGGCCCGCTACTGGCGCATACGGGTGAGATGCAGCCGACCATCCAGAAGATCATGGATGAATTGTTGGAGGACTTGCTGGTTTGGCTTGACATTTACGAGTCCTTGGGGTCAAACGGTGTGACCGTCACCAGTGTGTTTGGTGATCCCATGCCTCGCAACAAGTCTCAGGACGTCACCGACATCATGACTATCTGGACGCAGGCTAACGCAGCCGGACAAGTGCTTCCGGTGGTGGACTTCCTGTATGCGCAACTCAACGAGATCATGGGTTGGGACCTTTCGCAGACCGACTTTGATCAGGCTCTCGATGACGCCAAGAAGATCACTGAAGCAGCCACTCCCCCAGACCTTCTCAACCAACAGTTCGACGCACAAGGCAATCCGCTACCTCCAGACCAGCAGGGGCAGCAAAACGGAAACCAGTTCGACTTCAGCACAATCGGAGGATAAATGAGCACCACCCTGACCATCGTCAAGTTTGAGCCGACTGACCGGCGACTAGGCCGGCACGTCGAACACGATTCGCGCTCAAGGGACTTCGCTGTACGTGAAGCCAAGAAGCCGCCCACAGCGACCATCTTCTGGGAGGATGACGCGCCCATCCTGGACCAAGGCAACTTGGGCGGTTGTGTCGGGTGGACTGGCGCCGACATTCTCAACATGGCGATGTATAAGCCGGTGCGAGACAAGGTCAACGGCAGCAAGTTCTTTGACAACACGGACGGCAAGAACTTCTACCACCTAGCGACGGTGGCGGACAACATCTCCGGCACGTACCCGCCCGACGACACCGGCAGCTCTGGTCTGGGTCTGGCGAAAGCCCTTATGCGCCTAGGCTATATCGACCGTTACACACACGCGTTTACATGGAACGCCTACCTCACGGCAATCGCGGCTGGTCCAGTTGCAGCAGGCACGTTGTGGACGAACAAGATGTTCAATCCCGACAAGAACGGTGTCGTGCACGTTGGTTCGCTCAGCCAGTCGAATATCGCTGGCGGACATGAGTTCTCAATCCGCGGTCGCAACGACACGACCAAGCTCAATCTCTGCCGGAACCACTGGACGAACACTTGGGACACGGAGGCCGATGGCCCGAAGGTGCCTGGTGAGTTTTGGTTGACGGACGCAGACCTTCAGCTGCTGCTGAAGAACCAGGGAGACATCACCGTACTGCACGGTGTCGGAATGCCGTAGGAGGCAACATGATAGTGCTCGGAATCATTCTGTTGATTGTTGGCTACTTGCTGCCGCTACCGTTGCTGTACACCATCGGCGGCATCCTGATCGTGGTCGGCGTCATTCTGTGGGTACTCGGCGCGAGCGGTCGTGCCGTTGGTGGACGGAGGTACTGGTTCTAATGGCACGAGGCAAGAAGGGTGCTGGGCGGCACTACCCGCCTGGCGTGATACCAGGACAACCGGCAGCCGGCCACAAGCCGTTCGCATCAAAAGCACAGCAGCGCTTGTTCTTTGCCAACCCTAAATTGCGGCGGTGGGCTGAGGGGAAGGCGCACGCGACCGGCGAACATCACGAGCTAGGCAAGATCAGCAAGGCGCGTTACGCGGCTCTGCCGGAGCGCAAGAAGGGTCCCACGACGACCACGCTCCGTGGCGGGATACCGAGACACTGACATGCTGCGGCAAGTTCCACCCATATTGTCGCCTCAGCAACAGGATCACCTGAGAGTCCTTGCGCAGCAGGGCTGTCCGAATGAGGTGTGTGGTGTCGTGTACGAGCACGATATCATCGTCCAGTACACCAACGTGTCGCCTACCCCAGACAAGAACTTCGACGCGGAGATTGACCTGGAAGGCGTGAAGGCCATCTGGCACTCGCATCCCAACGGGCCTAGCCATTTTAGCGACGATGACCTCAAGTTCATTGGACACTGTGAGGCGCATGGCTTTCGGTTCCGGCACATTCTCGTGCTACTGGACGAGGTCAAAGAGTTTGAGGTGTTGAGTGACACAGCCACTCCCGCAGCCTGACGAGTCCCGCGTCAACTGGTTGCTGAGATACATTGGCGTGCAACAGTTGTACGACAAGAAGATTGTAGCCGCACTCCAACAGGCCCAGTACGATGCCGGGCAAGAGGCCGATAAGTGGCAGGGGATGAACATTGGTGATCGGGCCAAGCGATATCAATTCAAGCTGGTACAAAACGAGATTCGTAAGATCATCAAGGGAATGTACCAAGACCTTATCCCGATTATCAATGCAGGCCAACAGGACGCGGCAGAGGCAGCTGCGAAAGCTGCTCTTGCCCAGGATGCGGCGTTCTTAGCTGACCTGTTCCCAGACAAGGACACGCGTGACGCTTGGAAGTCGTCATATGTGCTCCAGGCCCGCCACGGAATTGGCGCGATGATCACGCGCATCCTGACGACGCAGCGACCACTTAGCAAGCAGGTATGGCGGACATCAGCTTTCAGCACAGGTCAGCTGGACAGGAAAATCAACAGCGCTCTTGCACGCGGCTCGAGCGCGAAAGAGCTTGCAGACCTTGTGCGTTCGGACATCAATCCGAAAGTTGTTGGCGGGACAAGCTATGCAGCAATGCGTCTAGGCCGCAGCGAGATCAACAACGCCTTCCATGCAATGTCCATTGGGAACGCACAAGATGACCCGTGGGTTGTTGAAATGGAATGGCATTTGTCCAAAGTGCACAAGGAGAATCCAGGCGACTTGTGCGAGGATTATGCTGAGACACAGTACTTTCCGAAGGCTGAAGTACCAGGCAAGCCGCACCCTCAGTGCATGTGCTATGTGACTCGCAGAAGCATGTCTTTCGATGATTTCCGAATTCAGATGCAGGCCGGTGCCTTTGATGAACACTTCGCTGAACGCTACGCGGCCTAATTCGGACATGTTGTGTGTTTATCCGGTAGCGTTGTCGCTGATCGTCCTGTAGCCAATCAAGGAGTCGCCATGTCCCAGAGCCCAAAGAGGCCATATTCTCTCGCGGAAGCGCATGGTACGCTGCGCATTTGGGGAGGCAGCGGTGAAGGGGAAGGCTCTGGACAACCTAACGCTGGTGGCGAAGGTTCTGGCGAAGGCACCGGCGAAGGCACTGAGCTCACGGATGAGCAGAAGGCTCTCAAAGAGGCGCAGGACAAAGCGGATGCCGCCGAGAAGCGAGCCAAGGACGCAGAGAAAAAGGCCAAGGATGCCGAGAAGTCGCTCCAGGACAAAGAGCGCGAAGGCATGGAAGAGCACGACAAGCTCAAGGCTGATCACACTGACCTCCAAGCCAAGTACGACAAGCTCGTGAAACTTGTTGAGACGTCTGTGATCGACAGCCACATTCAGAATCTGTCCTCTGCCAAGGACAAGAACGGGCAGCCCAAGTACAACTGGCAGGACGTGGAAGCCGTGCGGGCTTTCATTGACCGGGAACAGATCGACATCGACTTGGACAACGGCACCGTCAACGGCATCGAAAACCAGCTCAAGGACATCGCCACCAAGCGTCCATATCTGTTGGTTACCAAGCAGGAGCAGGACGGCGGCAATCAGCCTCCACCGCCTGGCGGGCCAGCCACTGGTTCGCACCCGACTGGCGGCACGGTACGTCAGCGAGAGACAGACCGGCAGAAGCTTGGCGCCAAGTACAGGATTCCTGGATTCGTTGGCGCCGGCAACGTTCGGCCCGGTCTGTAGGAAAACCACAGGGCAAGAAAGGAATCAGCAATGGCCCGCATCGACAAGTCCAGCCCGATCACCGGGAGCTTTCGTGCCCACATCGCGGCTGACTATCCAGACGCGAACCTCCACAAGCTGTACGGCGTCGGCTTGGACTCCAGCGGCAAGGTGATCATCGGCGCGGGCGTTGATGGCATCGTCGGCGTGATGGTGCTCAACGAGAAGCCAGGCATGGTCGGCCCGCTACGGCAGGTGTCACGTATCGACGTACTCCAGCGCGGCGAGATTGTCGAATTTGGCCCGACTGCAGGCGTTCCCGGCACGGACTTCGGCACAGCCGGCCACGCCTACTACAGCACTGCTGCCGGCGTGATCTCCGACACGTGGGCCGCTGGGTCCACCTACGTTGGACACTGCGTTGAGCCGGACAGGCTCGTCGTCAACGTCAACCCTGCGGCAATTCCGGCCGCAAGCCTGTAAACCGCAGCGCGCCAACACGAAAGGACAATGATGGCAGAGAAGTTCCGCATTTGGGGCGGTGCCGGTACTGTGGGCGGTGGTTACCTCAACGCAGGTGACATCCTCACCCACACCATCGACGGCGTTGACCTCAATGAGCTCTGGGCAGAGTTCATCGATGCCAACACGATCTACAACGAGCACAAGCAGGGATTTGTTGGGCTGCTGACCTATCCGGTCATCTCCGACATCGAACTGGTGCCGCAGATCGGTGACTTCAACTTTGAAGAGGCGACGGAGTACGGCATTCCGCGCAAGGCCAACACCAACATCAGTTACTACCAGCTGGCGTACAGCTACAAGGACTGGGACTTGGGCGTTGGCTACACGTGGAAGTTCCTGCGTGATGCTCCGGCGCAGCAGGTGGAAGCCATCCACACCAAGGCAGTCCAGGCTGACCAGGCGCTGGTGTTCCGCAAGGTGATGGAAGCCTTGTTCGACAACAGGTCTCGTCAGACCATCATCAACTCGATGGTGTACAACGTGTACCCACTTGCCAACGGTGATGGCTGGGTGCCTCCAACGTACAAGGGCGTGCAGTTCGACGGCTCGCACACGCACTACCTGCCGACCAACAAGGCGGTGCTGGACCCCGGCGACTTCGAGAATGCCGTCAACCACCTCACGCAGCACGGCTACGGTTGGGACACGGGCACGCAGATTGTGTGCTTCGCCAACCGTGCAGAGGTCAGCGAGATTCGCAAGTGGCGCAACGGCGTTGCCGCGCATGGCGTTACGGCCAACTATGACTTCATCCCGGCAATCGGGCAACCGGCACTGCTGGTTCCGAACGCTGAGGGGTTGCTCGGTGGCCAAGCTCCGTCGACATGGAATGGGTTGCGCGTCACCGGTTCCTACATGGACGTCATCATCATTGAAGAGCCACTGATGCCGGTCGGGTATCCGCTGTTCCTCAGCACGGGTGGCGCCAACGCTGACGAGAACATCGTGGGTATCCGCGAGCACGCGTCGGATGAGTGGAAGGGCCTGCGGCTCTTGCCCGGTAACCAGCAGCGGTATCCGCTGGTGGACGGCTACTACATCCACGGCTTCGGCACCGGTATCCGGCGACGCACTGGCGCGGTCATCGTCCAGGTTGGTGTCGGGACCACCTACACACCGCCTGTCGGCTACACTGCAGACGCCACGCAAACCCGCTAGGAGGCAACAGGAATGAGCAGGATACTCGACCAAGACAAGCCGTTCTCCAAGGAGGACATCGAGTATTGCCACACGTGGGCTCTGGACCACCTCATCGCGGAGAACGAGCGCCGGCATGGCCAGGCCAAGGTACACGCGGCAGGTGAGCCTGTCGATGTGCAGAAGGCGTTGGACAAGGCCAAGATTGAGGTGCCTGACCAACCGCCCCAGCCGACTTATGTTGGCGCCCAGGGTGGAGTCGGCACAGGGCCGGTAGTCGTGGAGGGTGAAGAGACACCCGCCCGTAGCACGCCTGTTCGTGACCATCCGCTCACCGGCACCGTGTACGAGAATGACCCGGTGCTGACGGGCCAGGCCGATGCAGTTGACGATGATGTCGAGGAAGTGGACATCGATGAGCTGAACGTGGAAGAGTTGAAGGATGAGCTTCGCAAGCTCGGCGAATCCACCGGCGGCAACAAGGAAGAACTGCAGAAGCGACTCAAGAAGGCACTGGGGTAACAACCTGTGGGCCGTGTTGACTTCAAGCTTGATGATGTGGAACTCAAAGCGAACGTTGCTGAGTTCCCGGCAAAGGTCAACAAATACCTGACGCTAACAACTGATTTCGCCAAGGGCAAAGGCGTTGATCAGATGAAGCTGAAGGCGCCATGGACAGACCGCACCAGCGCTGCTCGTAACGGCTTGAACGGCAACACGGAACACCTTGGCCAAGGCTCTGGCCCCGCTGGCGGGTTTAGCGAGCATCGCATCACGTTTGCTCACGGTGTTGATTACGGAATCTGGTTGGAGATAGCAAATTCCGGCAAGTTCCAGATCATTATGCCGACTGTAGTTGCCATCGGCAAGGCTGTGATGAAAACGATTGGTGACGCGTTCCAGGACTTGGATAGGCCGGTCCCGAATGTGCGGGCCGAAGTGCCAATGCCGTTCCACCAGGGAACCTCGCAGGGTGCCACTACACGCACAGAGCGTGAGACGCGCCGTGCGAAGCGCACAGCTAAGGGTGGCGCTACCAACACGACTCCGCGCACTCGGAGGACGTGATGAGTAGAGCAGTGGTGCTGGATGCGATTCTGACGGATGACAGGCTGATTGAGCTTGGCTTCGACAACACTAACGTCATCCCGAATTACGATGCGGACCAACGCCCTTCGGACAAGATGTTCATGGTGTTGCGTTGGGAAGAGGATAACACCGGCCTTCAAGGTGATGATGCATCTCTTCAACACGGTTGGCGGAACCTTTCGATTTGGGTTCACATGTACCGTGAGTTCTCAACAGATTTCGTGCGCATCGACAACGTCCTAAACATTCTCGATGACGTCCTGAGCGGTATAATCAACCGAGCAGGTGGAGATGGCGTAACTGTAACTTGTGTTGAGCCGCAAGGACGTTCGCGTGACCTTAAGGACGATGGTTACCAAACGTACTGCAGATCAACATCTTACAGGATAGTCAACCGGGTAACATAGGAAAGGTAATACCATGGCAGAGCCCAAGAAGGGTACCCAGTCGAGCCAGACCCCATCGGCACCTGCCGTTGCAGAGGCTCAGCGTCCTGACGAGACTGCCCACAACGTGCTGACTGAGGGCATGCCGCAGCCTCCAGGCGTCCGTGAGCGTCGGCGTCGGATTGCCCGGAAGCAGCGCAAGGGCCCATTCGTAAAATACGTTGGCGCGGCAAGCCATCGGATCATCCGGCCTTCCGACTGGGGCTCACTCGGATTCCAGCCCAAGGACAAAGAGGCAGGACACCAGACGTTCCAGTGGGGACCGCAGAACGATTACATGATCGAAACGGCCAAGTTCACCGACGAGCAGCTGGACTATCTGCTCATTGATGACGTCCAGGCCGGCAGCGGTGCCCACAGCTTCCTGGAAGTTGACTTCGACGGCGATGGCAACTTGGTCCAGGTTGAAGAAGATGAGAACGTGTTGGAGTAATGGCGCGTGCTAGTGTTACTGCGAAAGATGTTGAGCTACGCTGCGATAACGGCGCGTTGCACGGCATCTTCCGCCAGCACCACGGCCAGAACTGCATTGAGATCAAATGCTCTAATTGGTACTGCACCAAAGGCAAGACTGTGACGACGTTCCACTATTACAGTCTGGAGACCGGTGCGCTAGTGGACACCGTTCGATACAAGAATGCACCTGGAAGGAATGGTCACAAGAAATGACCGGTCTGCCTAACCCGTATCCCTACGGTCTGCGTCAGCTAATGCTCACGCCTTATGTTGACGCGCAGGGAACTATCCTTGCGTCCACCAGCTACCCGATGCCTGTCGCGATGACGATGGGCTTCTCTGAGACGGAGCAGTTTGATGAGCTCCGTGGTGACGATGTCCTCGTCGCTGTCCACGGTCGTGGCGCGCAGGTGGACTGGTCACTGGAGGCTGGCGGGTTGCCCATCAAGTGCTGGTCCATCATCTCCGGTGGCATGGTCATCGAGAGCGGCGTGACGCCAAATCGACAGGTGCGCATGCGCAAATCTGCCGACGACCAGCGCCCGTACTTCCGCGCTGATGGCCGGTCGGTGTCCGACTCTGGCGGCAACGTCATCGGTCGCATCTACCGTTGCAAGGCCAACGGGCGTATCCAGGGTGACCGGCGCGGTGGTGCCTTCATGACGAGCACCATTGACGGCGTTGGCCTTCCGCTCGTCGGAGATGCGGGCCGGTGGTTGTACGAGTGGATCCAGAATGAGACGGACAGCCCGCTCTCGACCACTCCTGAGGGCAACCCGTTGCCGATTCCCACTGGGCTGCATGCTGGCACCATCGCGGCGACTTCGGTCCAGCTTCTCTGGGATGCGTTGCCGGGCTTCAACGGTTCGGATGCCTACAAGCTCCAGAAGTCCATTGACGGTGGCGTCACGTGGACGGACCTCACGCCGACTGCGACCACGAACAGCGCCACGGCGTCCAGCCTGACGACTGCGACCAGCTACATGTTCCGCGTCGCATACTACAAGGGCGGCACCACGCTTGGTGACTACAGCAACCCGATCACCGTCGTCACTGCATAAGGCAGCGACAATGAGAGCCCAAGGAGGCCAATATGTCGGAAGCACCAAGTCTGGGTAATGCCCAGCCGGCCAAGAAGGCGAAGAAGGCTAAGCAGCCGACTCGCCGTGTGCCGCAGCAAGTTTCGCAAGAGGACGAGGACAACTGGGCTCAAACCGAAGCGGAAGCGCGGGCAGCTGCGGCTGAGCCGATTGGACCGGGACACGGAGCCATCCCTGATGACTTCACCGGCCAACCGGCTCAGCCAAACCCGCCCGCCAATCCGTATCTAGCGACAGGTTGGCGGCCCAAGCAGCACGCGGAGTTTGACCTGGAGATGCCTTCGGGTCAGCTCTGCCGTGTGCGTCGGCTGGAGCGCGACGACTTGCTGCGTATGGACCTGTTCCAGTACCTGGACACGTTCACGCCACTTCTGTTGGAAGACAGCATGTCTGAAGCGGAGCGCGAGCGCCAGATGACTGAGACTGTCCAGGAGAACCCAGAGGCACTGGCCAAGATGCTCCGTGCCATCGACATGGTGGTGATGGCTGCTACGCTGAAGCCGAAGATTACTGAGGATCGCACCCGAGTTGACTATGGCAACGAAAGGGATTGGGGCAACCCAAACTTCACCCCTGTCGTCCACTTAGATGACATTGACGTGTTTGAGCGCATGTTCATCTTCGGAGCAGCGTTTGGGCGTGATATGGACGACTTAAAAAGTGTTCTCCAGCAACAGGAGGAAGGCGTGGCAGGCCTGGCAAATTAGCCAGTCCTACAACAAGACTCCAAGTGAATACTATGGGATTGAAGGTGCCGTAGGATTATGCTTCGATAACGGGATTTTCCTGTTTGCCCAATGGGTAGAAGGCGAGATGCAGGAAGCGGAGGCGAGGGCGCAGAATGAGATGTTTGCTCGCTCCAACCGTGCTAGGGCCTTCGCCCGTTGTATGGGTGATGACATGGCGACTTCCACTGCTGGCTACCAAGACCCATTCGCTGGTGGGTCTGGACTGTCGGATGACAATCCTCACGTTAAGCGCAGGCGTCGCAAGCCTTTTGCTGAAGAGGAACCAGGCGACGAGATACTGTGGGATGAGAAGGCGTTGGCTGGAGGCGGCTGATGCCTGACTATAACCTTGGGCGGGCACATGGCGAAGTTATCATCACCGCCGATACTCGTGACGCAACACGAGGTTTGCAAGACTACGAGCGCGCAACACGTGGTGCTACGGAAGCTGCTTCGGCACAGGCTCGTATTGAACAAGAGCTAAGCACACGCCGACGCGAGGCAGAACAAGCCATACGCCGTCGCGGAGAGGCAGAGCGCGAATATTCTGCCACCATGAAAAGCTCAACGGCGTCAGTGGAAGAGCAAATTGGCGCTGAGCTCAACAGGAATCGTGCGCGTGACGAGGCTGAGAAGGCGACACGCCGACTCATGGAGGCTGAGCGTGCTCTCGGCGCCATATTCCGTGGGAATGATGCTGAGGCGCAGAAGTTCTTGCGCACTCTTGACCGCACAGGCGACACGGCACGACGCGCAGAGCGTGACATCAGGACGCTTGAGGACCGGCTCAAGTCCACCGAGAAGACAGTTGACTCACTCGCGTCCAAGATGACCAGTGTTCTGATGCCCGCGTTGAAGTTCGGTGGGCTAGGCGTCGGTATTGCGGGTGCGGGCGGTGCGGCAGGGCTACTTGGTGCCGGTGGCATACAAGGCATCCTAGCGGCTACGGAGGCTGTGAAGGACTTCAGTGGAGCCGCGCTGCTCATGCCCGCCGCGCTTGGCGGGGCAGCCACTGTAGTCGGCACTCTTGCAGTGGCTTTGAATGGCGTCGGTGATGCGCTTAAGGCAATGGATGATCCTCAGAAGTTCACTGAGGCTATCCAGAAGCTGGCTCCTGCTGCGGCACAAGCTGTTACGATCATTGCGAGCTTCCGTGACGCGTTCAAGGGCGCAATGCGGGAAGTCCAGCAGTCATTCTTCCAACCATTCGTAGCAAGCATCCAGCCGCTTATCGTCCAGTGGCTCCCGGCGCTCATGAATGCTGGCAAGCAGGTCGCCAACGTCCTGGGCGAGTCGCTTCGTGTTGTAATGCAGTGGCTTCAGGCACCACAGCAGATGCAAGCGTTCCAGATGTTTATCACAAACGTTGTAAACGGCTTGCACGCGATGATGCCTGCTATCCAGCCGGTTCTCAATGCCTTCACACAACTTACGGTCGTCGGCTCGTCATTCTTCCCACAGCTGGCACAGATCATCGTTCACATCGCCAACGCCTTCAACCAATGGGTACAAGGCGCAGCGCGAAGCGGCCAGCTACAGGCTTGGATTCAGACGGCTATCGACAGCTTCATGCAGTTGTTCCACGCGATGGACCAAGCGTTCCACGCGGCTGAGAACATTGGCCGGGCATTCCAGGCCGCTGGCTCTCGCGGATTCCTTCAGTGGCTCGTAGACATCACCACGGAGTTCAGGAATTGGACTGAGCAGGCACAAAATGCACAGCTCCTGACTCAGTTCTTCCGAGACATCGCTCAGGCCAGCCAAATACTGGGGCCGGTACTTCGCACCATCGGCGGCGCACTAGTTCAGTTGCTAGACAACCTAGTTCGCATGGGGATCAACATGGGCCCCCAAATCCAACAGTTCTTCATCGTCCTGGCGCAAGCCTTAAACGCGTTGGGGCAGACGCTGATTCAGTCTGGGCCCGCGCTCGGCAACATTCTCACAGCCGTTGCTCAGGCGTTGCTCCAGGTGATCCAGGCGCTTGGCCCGTCGTTGCCTAACCTGTTCCAGAGCATCGCTCAAGCCATCATCAACATCACGCCCGCCGCGGTCGCTCTCGCGGGTGCGTTGGCTGAGGTGTTTAAGCACATAACGCCAACAGAAGTCGAAGCCATCTTGGCGATAATTGTTGCGTTCCAAGGACTTTCGGCGGTCATTCCGATCATTGGTGCTATCGCAACAGCGATCATGTTCGTGATCGACAACCCGGTCGTGCTTCTCGTCGCTGCGGTCGCAGCAGCAGCCGTCGCCATCGTCGCCAATTGGAGCACGATTAAGGGTGCGGCCGAAGATGTTTGGAACGCGCTCAAGGAGTTTGCTAGCTGGCTCGGCAGCGTGTTCCAGTCGGCTTGGCAGGAGGCCGGCAACGCGATCAACGAGACTTGGAACGCCATCAGCAGCGCCGTTGGTGGCTTCTTGGATCAAGCGTATGACTGGGGCAAGAACCTCATCGGAAACTTGGTGCGCGACATACGTGATTTCATCGGGGATGTGGGTAAGGCAGCCGGTGACGTCGGCCAAACCATCCACGACTTCCTG